GCGGTACAAATCATAGTTTTTCAGTCGGAGGAACTGTAACTGCAGTAATAGATTCAAACACAACTTTTGGAAACGCAGCAACAACATTAGGTGCAAGATTAGGCATCAAAGGCAGTGGCTCAACATCAGCCACTACCTCTTTGTTGGTGCAGAATAGTTCGGGGACGGAAATGTTTAGGGTGCAAGATGATAATAAAGTTTCGTCATCAGCCAATATAATAGATTTACGGGCGCAAAGTTATTCTCTACTTGGGCAATCTTCCTCTACAATTTATTGCTCTACAACATACACCGCTCTTTATAGCAATCCAATAATACTTGGTGCAATTGCTACGCCAAACGCTTCGTCAATAGTTGAAATTTCATCAACCACCAAAGGCTTCCTACCTCCCAGAATGACCACCACGCAAAAGAACGCCATCAGTTCCCCTGCGGCTGGTTTGCAAGTGTACGATAGCACCACCAATCGTGCGGCCGTTTATACCTCCGCTTGGGAGAATGTCATAACCGAAACCAACGGCTCACCAAATAGCGTGTACAAACTTTGGAGCGGTTCAGCGGCTCAATATGCGGCCTTGACTCCCGACTCTTCAACCCTTTACTTTGTAATCTAAAATGAAAAAGATAAAAATCAACACACCCGTCAATTTGACAAGCGGAATCTCATTACCAAGCGGTTCAATCGTTGTAATTGCTGAAGGTTATGCCGATGTGAAATCCGAAAAAGAGGGAGAAATTCCTGCTCAAGTTGCAACCCTTTTGTATGCCTCCGAAGCGGCTTACGAGAATGGCGCAACGGCAATCACCGATCCATCAGATTTCAGCCCCGTTTTCAGCGCACTACAATTGAGCGTTGTTGACTACCAAACCAAATCAGCCGAAAGCCTTTTGATTGATGCGGTCTACAATTCTTTGAACGAGGTTTATCCTGGTCAAGTTGAGATTTTGTGAAGTTAGGTTCTAACGATATCTCAAGCGTTTACCTTGGCACGAATGGGGTGTCTAAGGTGTATTTGGGTAGTACCGAGGTTTGGAGTGCGGTAGACCCCGATGCTCAAGCATTCTTTGACCGAGTAACTACGGCAGGGGGAACTTTATCGGCTACCGAGCAAACGGCAGTCAATACCCTTGTCGTTCAAATGAAGGCAGACGGCATTTGGTCAAAGATGAAAGCCGTTTATCCAATGGTGGGAGCAAGTGCGGCCGCTTGTGCGCAGAACTTAAAATCTTCAAGTTTTACTGGAACTTTCAACGGAGGTTGGACTTTTGCGAGTACGGGGGTAACGCCTAACGGAACGAATGGGTACATGAATACGGGGTTTAATCCAAATAATTCATTAACATCAATTTTGTCAGCACACATTGCCATTTATTCCAGAACTCAAATCAGAGGTGGGTGTGATGTATCAGTTAATACAACTTCTGAATTAACTATTGCCGCTGACTTAAATATAATAGGCATTTATGGTTTGTCAAACATTGGTACTCAATACGCAGGTAATTTATCGCCAAACACAAGCATTGGTTTTTTCTTGGCAAATAGGCAATCCGCAACAAATAACAAAATAATTCAAGGTACTACAACACTTGCTACTCAAACAGCAACTTCAAGTTCTACAAAACCAAATGCAAATGTTTGGGTAGGCGCACAAAATAATAATAATTCTTATACATTGGGTACTTCAAGACAACAAGCATTCGTTTCCATCGGTGACGGCCTAACAGATACCGAAGCCTCTGATTTATACACCGCTGTACAAGCATTTCAAACAACCCTTTCAAGACAAGTATAATGACTGGCTATATCTTAACCGAAACCGAAAAAGACGCAATACAAGGCAAGGAATTTGCCCCTTACGAGTATTTCAACTGCGTCCAAGACATTAATGGCGTTTGGTTCAATTTCGTGACCGAGCAACAAAAGCCATTTGTTGAGGCGAGTCAATACGCTTGGGTTCTGAACTGCCCCGAAGGCGAATATGTCCCACCACCATCGCCCGACCCATTCAATGGCCAAAGTTAAAAGCATATCGGTAAGCAAATACCGCCCACGAAAGAAGGTAAGCAGAAAAGGGGTTCATTCAAAAAACAACCCACCAAGTAAAAAATACAGAGGGCAAGGCAGATAATTAAAATACCGCAATAATGAAACTCCCCGTAAGCTTCGAACAATTCAGCAAAGACCCAAGTAAAGCGCTGACTTATTTAATGGTTTTTGCCGTGATCTTCTTGTATATGCGTACCGAAAAGCAGAGTAATAACGAGGGCAGTAAATGCGAGGAGCGTTTAAGCGCTTGCGAGGATCAACTAAGGCAGTTTAGCCGAATGCTTAAAACCTCAGACAGCTCTACGGCTGCGCTGCGTTCTGAACTGAATACTTACAAGAAGCTAGGTGTAATTAATTAACCAATAAAATGAAAGCTACTATTTTACTCGCCGCTTTGCTTGCCGCTAGTTTGCCCGTTAAGGATAAAGCCACAGATCGAGACCCTTATAGAGCTTATACTATGCAGCTTAAGCAAACCGAGGCTAACATAGCAGCCACTCACGCCGCTATTGCCGAAGCTCAGCAAATGACCGAAGCTAAAATAGAAGAAGCTAAAGAGGCCGTAAAAGAAGCCGAGGTAATGGCTGAAAAGGTGCAACTGCTCGAAAAGGTTTGCGAGGTTTACAGCGTGCCAGTTCCTGCTTCAATGGAGGATCTAGAAGCCGAGCGCGTCGGGGACAGTATACGGGTTGCTAACATGAAGAAGATTAACAAATGAAAAAACTATTAGAAATGTTTAAGGGCCAAGCTGGCGAGACTAGCTCTAAGCGCGTGGTAGGAGTATTGGGCGCTTTGGTTTTATTCGGCACAATGATTGCCAATAGCTTTAGCCCCGTAGAGGTAGCCCCTAGCCCTGAGCTTGTTAGCTCTGTTGAGTGGGTTACTATTTTATGCCTGGGCTTTACTAGTGTTGAGAAATTTGCCAAGCCTTCCAAAGGTGAGTAAAAAGGACTTAATAATAGCATCGCTAGCGCTCTGGGTTTTGCTCGGCGTGCTTTTTGTTGCTCTTATATTTCGTTGGGGGCCTAGTTTTCCTACAGACAAGCCAAGTAAAATAGATACGGTAATTGAGCAATACCACGACACTATAAACAAGCTCGAAATAAAAAGGCAGATCTTGCGCGACACCGTAATAAAAACGCAGGTAAAATATGACACGATTCTTAAAAGGCTTAATGCTAACGGCGATACTAGCTGTAGCACCTTGCGGCGTTTACTCGCAATGCACCGACAGCTCGACAAAAGCTGAAATAAATTTATATTTAGCCGAGGGCGCTAAAGCTCGGGCGCTTGTGCCTTTATACCAGGAGCGTATTAAAATAGATTCTTTAGAGATTGTGCAGCATAAAGCAGCAGTAGAGCATTTACAACAGAGTAACAGCGAACTAACGCAGAAGCTAAGCCTGTGGCGTATTATTGCCCCGTTGGCTTTTGTAGTCGGCTTAATCTTATGAGCGAAACCAGCGTTATAATGCACGAAATAAAAGGCTGGGGGAGTTACCGCTTTTTACTTCTTTCAGACATACATTGGGATAACCCTAAATGCGACCGCAAGCTACTTAAGAGGCATTTAGACGAAGCGAAAGCAGGCGGCCACCCTATTCTAATTAACGGCGACCTTCTCGACCTTATGGGCGGCAAGAAAGACCGCAGGGCGAATAAAGAGACGGTAAGGCCCGAGCATCAGGTAGTAAATTACTTTGATGCCGTTGTAGCCGACTGCGCTAAGTTCTTTAAGCCTTACGCTGAGCTTATTCATTTAATAGCCTACGGGAACCACGAAACGGCTATAATAAACCATCAAGAGTTTGACTGCCTTAAAACTTTCGCGCACTTGATCGGCAGGACTGAAGTACTAGGGACTTACAGCGGCTGGGTAATGTATCAATTTACAACCCGAAAAAGTTCAGCGCAAACGCTGCGCATTAAGTACCACCACGGGAGCGGGGGCGGCGGGATAGTGACCCGCGGCGCTATACAATTTAACCGCATGGCGACAATGGTAGAAGGGGCCGACATTATTTGGAGCGGACACGTACATGAAAGCACCGAGATTATTTACAGCATTGAGCGCCTGAATAGAAATAACAAGCCCGAGCTAGTTAATTGCTATATGGTTCGCACTTCTACCTATAAGGAAGAGTATTTACCAGGAATGGGCTGGCACGTTGAACGCGGAGCGCCTCCCAAGCCTTTAGGCGGGCGTTGGCTTGACGTTAAATTCGGAGTTTACGAGGGGCGGCCCTATTTGCAATTTAACACTCAACACGCTAATTAATATAGATATGGACATTAAAGACTTAAACATAAAGCAAATTACTTACACGCAGTACAACCGCGAGCAGCACGCTAAAAAGCAGATTTACCTTCACCACACAGCGGGAACTGGCACAGGCGCTAATTGCTTTGCAGGATGGGAGAAAAAGGCTAACAAAATAGCGACTTGCGTCGTCATTGATCGCAGCGGGCAAATAGTGCAAGGCTTTCCCTCTAGCGCTTGGGCTTACCACCTTGGTACAAAAGTAGACGTATTTAAGAAGCACGGCGTGCCATATAAGAAGCTCGACGAAATTAGCATAGGCATAGAGCTAATTAACTGGGGCGGGCTAACTGAAAAAGAAGGCAAGTTTTACAGCTATGTAGGTAAAGAAGTAACCGACGTTTGCAAATTGCAGTATAAGGGTTACAAGTATTACGAGAATTACACGCCCGAGCAGATTGAAAGCACGCGCAAGTTGCTCCTGTTATGGGGGCAAAAGTACGGGATAGACTTAACCTACAACCCCGATATATTCGAGGTAACGCCTAGAGC